AGATACAAGATAATCTTCCGCCAATGTTAGTTTACTTTGAACCCATTCTGGAAGATTTGTATCCTCTTCTAACATATCATGCATTGCCTGTGCATTTCTGATGATAGTTCTTAAAGAAGATTTAGCCATATCACCTTCGTAATTATATTCGCCGCGCTCTTCGGCTGTTTCTTCCTTCAACTTACGACGACCATATGCTGTAGATGGAAGAACAGAAGGATGAAGGTCCTTTTGAATAATAGAAGCTACAAATTTATTCTTCTTTTCTTTGTTCGCCTTTTTTACTTCGCCTTCTTCGATTGCATCTTCCTTCATAGCCATTTTTGTGGCAGTGGCATACATGACTTCTTTTGCTCTATCGCCATATCTCTTACGGAAGTCCTTGAAACTCTTTTTCATTGACTTCACGATTTCTTCTCTTTTTTTCATGTCTGCATCAGACATTTTATCTTGATTCTCAGCCATTTGACTTTCTCATTGCTTTCATGTCAGCCTTTGCCAACATACGTGCCTTTTCTTCTTCTGGACTTCTAACTTTCTTTGCCTTCGGTGCAGGAGCAACTGCTGGAGTTTGCGGCTTGGCAGTTTGCTGCATTTCTCTTCTCTTCTTCTCTGCCTGATATGCTGCCTTTGCTGCGGCTGGATCCATAGGACGTTTGCCCGCAGAAATTGCTGCCTCAGAAACACCCTTCTTCTTTTTACGAAGCAACTTGAAGTCATGTGCATCCAACTTATCATTCTTGTTCATATCAATCTTGTGTTGACCGCCCTTCAAGGCTTCATTTGTTTGTTCAACTTCTTCTTTGTGGACTCCTGTTCCAATTCCCTTTTTCTTCCAGAAATCAGAAGGCGACTTTTTATATGAACGCATAGAATCTTTACTATCACTTGGCTGTGGACGCATTGTGTTACGTCCTGCTTGTGTTGAATTACTTGTGTCAGCCTTTGCTAATGGCTTTGCTGATTGTCCAACCTTTTTTACATACTCATTCTTTTTTGCTTTGTTGATTGCATTGGCTTCTTCAATTTCTTCCTCGCAATCTTCACACTCTTCTGTGTTGAACATTGAATAAGCAACTTCATTTTTCTTTTGTGATAGAGCATTGTCAATTTTTGTCATCATGATTTGATCAAACATTTTTTCAGCATCGAAACTATTTCCAGTTTCAATGGCATCAATCATATCTATAATGTTTTCGTAGATGTTATTATCCATGTTAGCTTCCTCGTTTTGTTTTTTCTTTGCAAGATATTCTTGGTGACTAATGTCCATTTCTCTTCCTGTAGCTCTCAACAATCCCTTGCCTCTTTTGTACATTCTTTTTGTATCATCTTGCTTTGAAGCACGATCAAAATCGGCAGATGCCTTTGATTTATATGAAGCATATGTTGACTTTTCTAGCTCATTTAAATTATCCATCTTGTTCTTCCTGATCTTGTTGTGCCTGTTGGCTGTGTGAATTTACCATGTCATCATGGGATTTCATTATGTTTTCGTGAGCTGCTTTTTCTTGATTTTCAAGATCCATTTCTTCAATTTCTTCATCTGTAAATTTCAGAATGTTTCTCTGAATGTAAGTCTTACTTACATATGTTCCGTCAAACTGAGCAAGCTGTGATAGTAATTCAACTCTTGAACGAATTAATTCTTGGTCTTTACTTTCTGAATAATATGCATCCTGAGCAAAGTCAAACTTGATATCTAAATGCATATTTTCCCAATCTTCTTCAGTAATAATACCTTTAAGTATTAACTGTGTTTTCAAAAGATCATGGAAAATTTTAGAAAATTGTCTACGAAGTTTATTAACAAACTTGGTAAACTTTAATTCGTCACGATTAATCTCTGCTGCTCTACCAAAGTTTAATCCACTTTGTTGCTGTAATCTTGATACAGGAACATATAAACTTTCATAAAGTTTTCTTTGGAAATATTCAATGTCGGCAATCTCACCTAAGTTCTGTCCGCCTGGCAATGTATCAATTTGTGTTCCTCTTCCACCTTCACGACGAGGCAACCAAAAATCTTCCAACATACTCATTGTCTTTTTGTCATCACGAATCTCACCTGTATTGGCATCGTAAACCATTTTGTTACGATAACGATTCATGATGTCTTTTAGATATTGTTCTGCCTTTAACTTTGGCAAATTACCAACATCAATATAGAAGATTCTTCTTTCAGGTGCTCTTGCCAAACGATAAATGACAAGTGCATTCTCCATCATACGAAGTTGATTGGCAGGCTTAATTGCCTTATGTAAATAGCTCAACACCATGTTGTTATCTAGATCCAACAATCCTGATGGAGCATAACAAATGGCGTCTTTAGTAATCTTTAACCCTTGACTGGTAATTACACTAGAATGAATGTTTGATGTACCAAGTATACCCTTCTCATGATACATGAAAAATTCTTCAACTTTCTTTACAAATTCAGCACCAGTTTTTGGGTCCTTCTCTTTCATGACATTACGAACCTTTTTGATCTTTCTAGGATCAATGTATCGAATGTCAGTCAATCCTTGTTTGGGCTTTGCTGTATCAATTACTTTATGAAAATAAATTCTTCCGTCAATATACCATCTACGAAAATAATCTTGTGCTCTTTCATTGAACTTTAACATTGAAAGAATTGCTTCAAATTCATTTTCAATAGATTTTTTTACTGATGTTGTAACTTTAACATCTTGCAAATTTATTTCAACTGGGTTTTCATTTTCAATATTTGCAATAGATTCATTTATGATATCGTCAATAGCGGCATCAACATCTGCCATGATTGAAATGTCACGATATCTTTTAATCAATTCACTTTCATTCTTTGCAGCACCATCAAGGTCCAGGTAGGTACCGTAGTACCCACCTGCCCTGATAGTATCAAGTGCTCCATCATCGGAAGGAGGCACAAACGATCTTTCAGTTTGTGCTGGTTCCTTCCGCTTGATTGTATAACCAAATATATCCATAATATTTTCTTACCTAGTAATTAGTAGATTAGGCTGGTGAAACTTCAAAGTGCAAGTATTGGAATGTTACATTGAACTCTGAAATTACATCATTTGCTGAGTATGACAAACCAACTTCTGAAACAGTAATTGGAAAGGCATTGTAAATTGTGTACTTACGCAATTCAGCATCGTTTCTATCTAACTGTGAAACTTCCATGTCACACATATATGCTGCGGGTGATAGCTCACCACCGTTATCAACATAGTTGTTCATTAAGTTTGACCATGATTCGAACAATTGACGTAGACGCATTGAGGTGTCATTTAGCACTGTAATTGTCCATGGATCATATGTACGCTCACCTGCCAACTTAACTTCACGACCTCTATATGAGACGATAGTTGGGTTAACGTTAGATGCTGGTAATGCTGCTGCTGTAACTAGCAACGAGTCATCACTAGAACCTGCGCCAACCAAAGCAGGGAAAGTTAATGTGACCAAAAACTGATTTGGACGTGCGCCACCTGCGCCTAACTTATTCTTAAATTGTGAAATATCCATTTAAAGTGTTCTCCTAGTAAGTTATGTATTAGGCGCCAGCTACTTCTTCGAAAGCTACACCTGTACGTGTTGCAATGAAGTTTAGTGTGATGAAGTTGATTGAACGTGCAGGCTTGATGAAGATGTCAGCAACAAACTCGTTTCTGTCAATCACTTCGCCTGTGTTATTTGTTTCGTCACAGATTACTCTGAAGTCATAGATACCACGACGACCTCTAATGTCGCGCAAGAATGGCTCAACCAAATTGCGGAACTGTGCTCTTGTGAACGCATCGTTGAACTCGAACAATTGATATTTAGCTGCTAGGGCAATCGCCTTTTCTAGAACAATGAACAATCTGCGAACATTGATTCTATCGAAAGCTGATGGCTTGGATAGAAGTGTCTTGTCACCGAACAATACTGTTCCTTCACCTGGGAAAGAAACAACTGGGTTAACACCTACCTTATACAAGGTGTCACGATCTGTCTTGTCTGGTGAGTATGCCAACTTGACAACATTCTTGATTTGCCCGCGATTTAGACCACCTGGTGAGAACCAAGGATCAGCAACAGCGTCAGTACGAGCACATAGACCTGCTGTATCACCGTTCAAAGGAATCCAACGATAAACGTCATTATACTTGTCGTATTGATATTTCCAACCTGAGTCCATAACTGCATATGATGTTGAACGATTTAGGTTGTTTCTATCTGTTACGATATCGTCTGCTTCACTACCTGCATTTGCATATACTGATGATAATTGTGGTGAAACGAAAGCGATGCAATCCAAACGAGTTTGTGCAAGATCAACAACACTCTGTGCAACTGTATTTGAGTGAGGACCAACCATTACTAGGTTGATGTCGATCAATTCTGCATTAGCAAACTCATCATAGGCTGTTATAACATTGGCATCTGATGGTGTATCATGTGCTCCACCAACCAATGAAACTTCAATTGCACTTGATAGAGTCTTGAATGTTGTGCCTGCTGCATTTGAACCCCAAGCAGAACCACTTACATTAAGATTTGTTGGGTGATCCATCCACCAAATGTATTGTGATCCTCTTAGTGCTTCTCTGTAGTAGTTTACAGCGCCCTCAGTTGTTCTTGCATCTGAAGCCTTTGATAGACCAGTCCATCTCTCAAGAATTGTTCCTTGAGTTCCTGAGATCAAACCATCCTCGTCAATGACAAGAATGTGAATCTCATCACTTGATCCACCCAAGTTAGAAGCATAATCAGTTGTTGCTGGTGTATAATCAAACTCTGCTTGATAATCAGCACTAAGTGAACTCCAGTTGCCTGCGTCACCCATGACTACTTTGAGTGAACTTCCTAGACCGCCTGCATACTTGGCTGCAAAACTACCGACTCTACCTGAACCAGTTGAGTATAGAGCTTCCCATTCATCTTCGTTTTGAATGAAGATACTTGGTGTTAGAGTATGTGATGAACCAGAACCACCTGATGCAATATCAATTTCTGTTTCGGTGCCTGCATCAGCCAAATCTTCAGCCAATTTAATTGTATTACTGTCAACTACAATTGCATAATACACAGTATCATCAGTCAAACTACCTGGAGCACTACCACCACCATCTGAATATAGTAGAGGAGTTCCTGTAACAAAACCGTGACCTGTAACTGTAATTGTGTCGTTTAGTGATGAAACGTCAGTTGACCCATCGAATGTTGCAATTTGCATTGACACAGCATTTCTTGAATCTGCGCCAGCTGCTCTTACCAATTTTAAGTTGTTTGAATAACTCAAGAAACTTGCAGCGGTAAAGAAACTTGATGCCACAACATTGTTTGGCTTACCAAATGTCTTAACCAATTCAATCTCTGAGCTAATAGTGACTGGATCGTTAACTGGACCCCATTGAAAGTCACCAGCAAATGCGCCAATTGATGTGGCTACCGCTGGAACTACATTGGTTAGGTCCTTTTCAACAACCAATACACCTGGTGATAGTTGAAATGCCATTTTATTCTCCTATGTATGTTGATATTTTTTCAATGACCTTTAATTCCGACAAACCCTTTGCTTGTACATTCTTGTGAAATATTTATACTTTTAGAAATCTATATCGTCGATCCAAGGTATTTTAGAACCTGTAGACCACAATATGTTGTCTTCAACAAAGATTTCTTGATTAAAACCGTCATCAATAATACCAAATGGCGTCAACTCATCTTCAATTTGTTCCATTTGTTGTTGATAAATTTTTTCTCTAACACTCACATCTGTTAGTTCTTGAAAATATTGATTGGTGGTCAACCACCCAAACAATACCAAAGTCATTACCAAATCATCGTGATAACCTTCGTCTGCCTTGTATGTACCATTCTTTTCAATGAATGTTGAGAATTCATGAATGATATCGGCATCAAATATATTTAGTTTTTGTTCTTCTAGTAAACTTTTTATGGCAAAACATCCTTGACGTTTCACAGACTTGGTAGTTCTTACACCAAGAGTTGTGCTTTTGGCAAACCCTGGACTTACATATGTTTGATTGTCTTCTTTAATGGTTCCCAGAATGTTTTCATATTCCAGTTCCATATGAAGAATGTCAGCAACTTGTCCTCCAATATCGTTAGTCTCAACTAACAAATATGCATTGTTATAATCTTTTGCAGTCTTGTGAATGATATTAGGGAATAACATTGGTGCAATTTTATTGTTTTTGAACTTGCCAACCAACCTGTAAGGCATTTCTGTAACATCCATTACAGTGAACGCACTATAATCTCCACCAACACCACGTGCAACGTCAACTGAAATTATATATGTTCTATCTTTCTGAGGTTCTTCATATAGTTGAAGACCCATGTCATTTTGAAATATAGGATCAATACTACTCATGGCACCCAATGTTCTGCCGTTAATTAATGTGTTACTTGATCCTAAGAACTCACACAACACCTCCTGGTTATATTTTACTTCACCAAGAGTTTTTAATTGTTCTTCTGCCCATGCTTCATCCCTGCCAGGAATTTCCCAATAAGGGATAAAATGAGATACAAAACCATTTTTACCTTTTTCTGCCTCGTTCCAAAACTTCCAAAAGTGATTATATCCTAATGGTGTGGAAGTTAATAGAATCTTAGTAGTTTGACCTGCCGAAATAGTAGGATATACTGAAGCAAAGAATTCTTCTGCAACATTGTTTGGAATAATTGCTGCTTCGTCAATATACAACCAGTTAACTGACTTACCTCGAATACCTGAAGCAGTTGTGGCAGATGTGAATACCTTACTTCCGTTTTCTAATTCGACATTACCTTTGTTCCATGTACGAACACCTTGTTGCATCCATATAGGCAATTCTTCATACATGATTTGATAACGATCAAGAACTTCTCTGGCTGCTGCGCCTTTGTTTGCAAGAATGGCTACTGTTTTGTTTTCTTGAAAAAGTGTGTACCAAAGAATACATGCAGCGGCAGTTACAGTCTTGCCCTGCTGTCTTCCCTCCATCAAAACAACTTTTCTGTTGTTTAGGATAACCTTAACTTTTTCTTTCTGACAATCATAAAGTGAAAATTTCTGTAATCCAGAGTCCAATGTTACAATGTAACAATAATTTTCAATGAAATATAATGGATCCTGTTGACACTTAACAATTTCACTTACTTCTTCTTTAGTGAACTTGTGTTGATGTCCTACAGACTTTAGCTTTGGATTGCCATGATAGGATGTTTGTTCACTCATCTTCAATAATTTCGGCTTCTTGAATTTCTTCGTTGGGTAATTGCTTCATGGCTTTTAATAACTCATGAGTTGATCCAACAAACAAATTGTTTTGTGTTTCAATTTTCGTGGGAGCGTCTTGTTGCAAATCTTTCTTTTTCTTTTGAACATCTAACAAATCTTTTGCAACATCTGAAACAGTTTTAATTAACTGTCCAGCCACTTCATATGCTCTTG